CCACCAACTATTCCATAAATATTTCCATTAACAGTCAAATCACCGTTAATTGTAGCGTTTCCAGTTAAGCCTAATGATCCAGATGATAAAACAGTCCCGCTTAAACCTAAGTAGCTATTTATATTTACATTACCATAAAAATTACTGCTTGTAAATTTATTAACAGTTCCTTGTATTGATGTAAAGCCTGTTGGTCCAGAAAATCCAAATGATGGGGGCAATGTTCCAGTGTATCCACTCATTATATAATAAGTAAATATTTTAAAATAGAATTTATATGAACTGTTCAAAACCATCGATAAGCTGATCAAATAATCCATGTAGCTCGATGATGTCATGATCATTACCATCATTAGGATTATTAAAAGCTCTTATGTTTGTATTACCGCTAACTGTTAAGTTGGTTAAACTTGTGTCACCTGCAACTCTTAAATTTCCATTTACCAATAAATTACCATTACATTTGAAATTTCCCATTACTTCAACAGATCCATCGTCATAAAGTTTCATGATCGATTGCTCACCAAAAAATAAACCGCTTCTTTTACTTGATATTAATCCATAGCCATTATTATTATATATGCCTATACCTGTATCGGGTGAATAACTACATTTTAAATAAGTCCCTGTTGAAGTTGTATCAGAACCTATTAATAAATTATTGTTTAATTTTACATTACCGCCTGATGTTATATTACTGCCCATATTTAAATTTCCACCTGCATCTATATTCCCTGTAGTATTATTTAATGAAATAACAGAACCTATCAATAATTTACTTGTGAGTTTAGTTGTATATAGATCGGGTGTAGTCATGTATTGAGTAATATCTTCTAAAGCTGTACATCTTGCATCAAGTTGATCCAATTTCCTGTATATTGCATTCAATTGTTGTTCTAATTGTTGTTCTGCTGATAATGAATGTGATTCTCCCGTAATAGCATCAATAAGACTACCAAATAAATCCAGTAATTTCCCTTCCATCAAGCTAGCTACCAACACACCCATAACACCCACCCCCACAACCCCCGCTATAACTGAACTCATTACAACCGCCACATTGCTCGCTGTTCCTTGATCTCCTTTATCCCCTTTAGCTATTCCAAAATTTAATGTACATACATTATTATTATTTGTTGCTGAAACAAAACACTGCGATCCCGCATTTAATGTACTAACAGTTCCTATCACAATACTATTTAATTTATTATTTAACTGACCTTGAGCATTAGCATTTAAGCCATATAAATAGCTCATTACAGTAGGAGAAATTACTGTATAATTACAAACCAATGAACCATTTAAAAAGAATTTATTAGAACTAGGTATTTCTAAATCACTATCAGTTGTTGTATAACCTGTTAAGCTTATACTTTTACTAGTTATTGTTAATTTATTGATAACACCCATTAAATTTAAATTTCCTATTTCTGTATAAAAGGTTGTTGATGTTCCTTGTGTCATATTTGTCTTTTCAATTACAAATCTAAAATAAGAGTAATTTCTATTGTTATCAAAATTAATTGTTTGGTTAGAAGTGATACCAGTTTTATGATTAATTAAATACCAATGTGTTCCATCTAAAGAACCAAACAAATCAATAATATTAGGTAATACAAGCATATTATTAGATGAATTGGATGCATTAATAGAATAACTACCAATAACAAATGAATATGGTAAGCTAATTTGAATATAATCACCATAATACGCTGTATTACTTAATATATCAACAGTATTAACCGTTCCATTATATTGCCCACATGTAGCGGTGTTTGTTTGTGGATAACTATATGATGATCTCCAAAACGTTGATGTTAAGCTATTATCAAAGGCGTTATATGGTTGTGTTGAATTAACAAAAGATGACGCATCTGCTGTATAAGATCCATTTTGAAACCCATTTGATGCATTTGATATTGTTTGAGTATTTGAACTTAAATAAGGAACTGCTTGAGATATTTCTATAGAAGTACTATCAAAGGCACTATTATTTACTGTTAAACTTTTATTAATTTGAACATTATTATCAATAGTTGTAATATCATATGTGGGGTTATATGTAATTCCAGTCATATTTACATTATTAGCACTATTAGCTGAAATTGTGTTTAATTGATTTTGAATAGTTTGAGATGTATCAATACCGTCTAATGTATTAAACTCAACATTACTTACTACACTTGTATTGAGAGTTGTAGCATTGATATTAGACAAATTATTTGTTGTTGAATAAAATGAATTTATGTAATTACTCATTATATAATTATATGATATAATTAATCTAAACTATTTAAAAGGATCTTCTTTATCAGTCATTACTCTCCCACCACCGCTTGGTTGGTTTATATAATCATACAACAGTTGAGCTTTTTGTTTTTTATTACTTGTTGTTATATTTCCTAGATATTCTTCTCCTATTCCTTGAGATCTAGCTACATCTTTTAATTGTGTTATAGTCATGTTTCCTAACCCTTTTGATGTTAATTTTGATGCTTTTAAAGGTTTAATTTTGATACGTCTTGGTTTGGCTATTTCAGGACTGCTTAGCACGCTACTATCATAAGTAGGATTTTCACCATAGACATTATACAATCTATTGTTTAAATCATCTGCTTCACTATGAACATCAGTGATTTCATCGTTATTACCCATCTTAATCATGTCAGCTTCATTAGGATCTCTAAAACGATTCAACCAATTAGCTCTTAATAAGTTTGGGTTTTGGCCTTCAGCATTAGCTAACTGATTTCTTAAAGCTTCTGTCTGAAGATTAGACATATTTGTAAAAGCATAAGGAATTGATTGCGGTGCTTGATAAGACTTCTTTTTCTTATGTTTATTTTTTAAAGGATTATTAATGATCACATTAACAACATTTTTATTATTGATATGTGTTTTATCTTTATTCATATATAAATATAGTTGATATAATTAATCAAATATATTTTAAAAGGAAAGGAAGGCTTATACAAAATAGTTAGGAACTACATTATTTTTATGGACTTTTATAACAGATTTTTTATTTTGTTGTGATACAAAATCACGCTTTTTTATATATTGTATTGATGGTTCTTCTTCACTGTCTGATGACTCTTCAATTACAATAGTTTTAGGTTGCTTCTTCTTTTTCTTCTTTTTAACAATGATTAATGGTGCTTCATCTTCTTCGCTTGAACTTTCATCAGCAACTGGTGATAAAATTTGCTTGGGTTTTTTCTTAGATGGTAGTTCTTGAGCTGGCGGACACATTGAATTATCATGCTTTTTTACTTCATAGCCATGACTTAACAATAACTTAGCTGATTCAAGTTCTTTCTCTTCCTTTTTTTTCTTAAGTGCTTCATCTCTCTTCTTTTTGGCATTTTGAAATTGCTCCATTTGCTTCTCTGTTTTAGGTGGTCTTGGTTTTTTAACCTTAATAGGTTTGGTTAATGGCTCATCAATTTCTTGATCTACAGATTCCAATTTTTCCTTACTTGTATTTTCGAATTCCATTATAATATATAATTATATATTTATTTTATATTTATTATATATATATCAATATAATGCCTATTAAGCTTATTAATGAAATAAAGAATCCTCATGACATCAAAATGAAACCTATTAAAGAGAAACAAGACATATTTGTGCCAGACATCATCAATAAAAATATAAGTCATAGAAATGGCGCTGTATATGTATTGAGTGGCTCAGGTGGTAGCGGTAAAACATCGTTATTATTAAATATGTTTAAACAAAAAACAATGTATAGGGGTAAGTTTCATAATATATGGTATTTCTGTCCTCAATCATCATTTTTATCAGTGTCCAATCATCCTTTTGAAAAACATGATAAGGTTTATCATGAACTTACTGTTCCAATATTAGAGGATATTTATAATCAACTAAATGACTTAAAAGAAGAAGCTACCAAGAAAAAAGAGAAAAAACCTAAACAAACTTATCAAAGCGATGATGAAAATGATGATGACAGTGATGAAGAGAAAGAAATACAATACTCATGTATTATTATTGATGATTTTGCAAATGCTCTTAAAGATAATGATATCTCTCAACAGTTGAGTAAAATGATTGTGAAAGCTCGTCATATATGCACAACATTCATATTTACCCTTCAATCTTATTACTATATGAGTAAAATACTTAGAAAACAAATCACCTATCTAACACTGTACAAACCTAAAAATGTTGAAGAGTGGAACAGTGTAGCTAAAGAATTGATGAACTTAAGTAAAGATGACGCTCTTAAAGTTTATAATTATGTCTTTGATGCTAACTACAATCATATAGACATTGATTTAGTTTCTAATATATATTACAAGAATTTCAATTTGCTTGATTTAAAATATTAGTATAAAATATATGAGTGCCGAGATTATAAGAAAATTTAATGACATGTTTAATAATGGTATTGTTCCAGATGAATTTAACTACCATGAACAGTCCCAGCAACAAGAAATTGATTGGTCTAAAGTCGCTTATAATACATTTTATAAAACACCAGAATATTTTTTGAGTAAATTCCCACCAGGATTTGAAAATTTACCAGGTGCTGATAAAATCATTGATGAAATGATAATTCAAGCTAAATCACCCTTAGAAGAAATTCAAGAGAGACAACAAGAAGCTATAAATAAAATATGGGAAGCTTCTATTGAAAATATAGAATGTATTAATATAGATAATGAACAAGAAGGTGTCGCTGTACAATGCTCTGAAAAATAGTTATGCATCAAAAGATAAGCAAAAGGGTGCTTTTAAAAATCAAGGCTATGTTTTTGATAGTGATTTAAGTAATAATGAACATCAAGTTTATTTCAACCCAACAGACAAAAAACTACTTTATACCATTAAGGGAACAAATCCATTCAGTTTAAAAGATCTTGGAACTGATCTTTATTTAGCAACTGGTCATTTAAAAGACACTAATAGATATAAAGAAGAAAAAGCAACTTTAGAAAAAGCCAAGCAAAGATATAAGCCTTTAAATACAACTGTATCAGGCCATAGTTTAGGTGCATCATTAAGTCAATATATAGCGAGTAAAAATGACAAAGTTTATACATTAGATAAGGGGGCAACCTTTGGACAAAAAACAAGAAGCAATGAACAAGCTTTCAGAACATCAGGGGATTTAGTATCTGCCTTAAATGCCAACTCTAAACGCATGACTACCTTAAGAAATCCTAATATAAAAACAGGAATTTTTCCAATCGATGCTTATTTAAGTCATAACGTTGATAATATTAAGAAAAGTAATATCTTTATATAAGTAGTGAAAACTACGTTTTCCCCTACCACCCCATTCCTTTCATTGAAATAAAATATTAATTTAATATATATATGAATAATGAAATATTTCAAATCCATTTAAATAGTAAATATGCTGATAAGTATTATAATAACCTCAATACTGATTGCGAGTTTTTTCTTCCCCTTATTGAAGTGCCTTTACAACATACTATTTATATCAGTGTGCAACATGCTGTTATTCCTTATAGCTTTTATAACATCAATTCAACAAACAATTTATTAATATATACATTAAATAGCGTTCAATATAGTATCACAATAGCACAAGGAAATTATAACGCTTATGACTTATTAGCTTATTTAAAAGTCAATATGCCAAATATTAACATTACTTATGATAGTATTGTAAGCAAATACACTTTTTCAGGAACGTCTTCCATTAGTTTTTTGAGTACTTCAACATGTTTAGAAATTTTAGGCTTTCCAACTTCATCATCTTCAACATCCATAAACAACGTACTCACATCAACAAATTGTATAAATTTACAGTCAAAACACTGTATATGTATTCAATCTAATTTACAAACAGGTTCATTAAATAATACTCATAAGAATGAAAGTAATATAATTTGTTCAATACCAATTGATAAGCCACCTTTCTCTACAATCACTTATCAAAATCACAATAACTTAAGATATAACTTGTATAACAATAATATATCAACATTGATGTTAAGGCTTACTGATCAAAATAACAATATATTAGATTTAAATGGGTGTCATTGGTCCATATCAATTCAACTAGAAGTAATAAAATTTGTTGAATAGTATAAGAAAATAAATATGTTGATAATATATATAAATATGATTGGTAATAAATTAAACGGTGCTAGAAATGTTATAGGAATGAAACACAATCAATCTTTTAATGGTATTGGCCATAAATTTTCCCCAACTCAAAGTTCTGGTACGGCTTTAACAAATGGTCAGAACATAATTGAACAACATAGACAGCTTGATCCTAATCAGCCAACTGGTTTAAATATTAAGAAAAGTCAGACTCTTAAAAAAAGTTCTTTAGAGAAATAAGTCCCATTTATTTTAAGATTTAATTAAAATATCTTTAAATAATTTATATATATAAATTATATATATAAATGTCATTACTTCCAAAAAATCTTAAGTATGGAAATCGTATCGAGTCTTCCCCGGCCCGTAGCTATAAAACAAACATTCAGCCACAGAATGGTACAGGCAATTATGGACTTGGGGATACTATTACAATAAATATACCAACAAGAAATAATCTTGTTTTAGTTCCAACTGAATCTTATTTAAAATTTAACTTAGTTGTTAATAACACATCTGGCGCTGCATCAACCTATCGCTGGGGAGCTTGCGGGGCTCATGGTCTCATCCAAAGAATAAGGGTATTTCACGGTTCAAATTTAATTTCTGATATCGATTCTTATAATGTTCTTGCTAATCTTCTCTTTGATTGCCAAGTTCCTTATGATGCAACTTACGGCAAGCAAAATATATTAGCCGGGACACGATCCAATACATCTATCAAATTAACTAACGCTGCTTATACTCAAAATGATGTCTATACCATTGAGAATGTCAATTCTGGTGATATTATTGGATCTGCAATTGCTGCTGCTGGTTCATCAACTGCTAAAACTTACTGTTTAAATCTCATTAGTTTAGTTGGAACCCTCTCAAACCAATACCTTCCGCTTTTCGCTATGACTTCCGCCCCATTACGTGTCGAGATAATTTTACAAGATTCTATTGTTAAAGCAATGTGTTCAACTACAAACACCTCTACAATAACAGTCAGTAATGTTGAATATGTTGCAAATTTCATAGAACTCAATGATCAAGCTGTATCTATGATATATGCTTCCTTAGGTGGATCTCCTCTTCAGTTTGTTGTTCCAGATTACAGAAACTATCAGTATAACTATGCTTTTCTTAATGGAACTGCCCAACAGCTCATGATGCCTATTCCGGCCAAATTTTCAAGTTTGAAGTCAATATTTTGTTCAGTAAGAGACAAAGGCGTTGGATCCGCAACGTTTTTCCCTTGTTCTTCAGTAAATAAAGGTATTACTGAATTTGTGTTTAGGGTCGGTTCTCAAGTACTACCATCAAAGGCACCCAATACTATTCCCGAACATTTTGCTGAATTACTTAAAGCCCTTGGTTCAATGTCAGATAATAATCATCATCCAGCAATTGAATTCAGAAGCTATTCTTTATTAGATTCTGTTGCAAATGGTCATACTGATTCAACTGTTGGTGCTGGAGCTTATTACATCGGTATAGATTTAGAATCTTACGCAAATAGTGATAAATCCTCAGGACTTTTCCAGGGCTATAATTCAAATACTGACGATATTTTCCTCCAAATTTCTACAAATGGAACAGGTGCCAATGACACTGTCCGATTTGATGCCTTTGCTATGTTTGACTCAGTATTTATCTGTGAAAATAACACTGCTTATGTCAAGTTTTAAACAGTAATTCAATGTGAATATAAAAATAAATTTTTATCAAGTGTTTAATTAAAATATTAAATTATTTCAAGTATATTAATTATATATTGCATATATATAAGTAATGAGTACATTAAGACATGCTAGCTTAGTTTTAAAAACATCTGATTTTGCTGTCAATACTTTAAACAGTTTTGGGTTTTGTGATTCAGTTAAGGCAAGAATTACATGGAATAACATAAATTTAAGAAGTTTATTAGGTGATATGTATGATGCATATGACTCTTTTAATTTGTGCTTAAATACAATAGCAACAACCAAAGCAGGCGTTATTGATGCTCCTAATCAAGATGTTTATGTTCGCATCAGTGGATTACCATGGAGTAATCAATGCTATAATGTTAAAAACGGTTCTAATGGGAGTTCAACAATTTTAGGGGCTTTTAATTTTTTAAGTGGTGCTTCTCAAGTTCAGTATTATTACAGCAATAGCATTGCTACTTTTACAAAAAATCAAGACATTTGTAATATAACAATAGAATTTGTTAGAATCAGCGATGACATATTAGGGGCACCATCTGGCCAAGTTGCTTATCCAAATACCATCATCATCTTGGATATTGTTGGAATTCCTAGATCGGAATACGCCTAAGCAAGCTTAGGCTTAATACATAATATAAAGGATTTTTTTTCTTCTTTATTATTAATATGGATGAAGTCAGACGAATTCAGCATAACTTTCGTCAGTTAGAATATTATTACAGATATAAAAAACAATTAGCTTATTATTATGACCATAAAGAAAAAGTTTTAAATTATATGAAAGAATATAGATTAAGAAAAAAAGGAAATGTAAAAAAGAAGCCAATACCATTTGGAATTACACATGGTAATTTTATAGTTGATTTTGATTAAGATTTTTTTATGTGTCTTATTTATATATGTATAGCATAACAAAATATTCATATGAAAAAGCTAAACAATTAGGCGTTAAAATAAAGCCATCAAAAAATACAGGTAAAAAGATTGATGTATATAAAAACGGTGTTAAAGTAGCATCTGTAGGGAATATTCATTATAAGGATTTCCCGAATTATCTCAAACAAGATAAAGACTTAGCCATTCAAAGAAGACATTTATATAAACTTCGTCATGAAAAAGATAGACATCGTAAGGGTAGCGCTGGTTATTACGCAGATCAGTTATTATGGTAATTATTTTTAAAGTTATTTTTTATAAATATTTTTTCTAATTCAATTATATAATGTATATTTATAAGTTAATTTGTAAAGATGATAATATAACTGATTTTTATATAGGTTCTACAATAAATGAACTTATATTAAGATACAGAACTCACAGACATAGCTCAACAAGAATAAATAATAAACTTTATAACTTTATTCAAGCTCATGGAGGGATGATAAACTTTAAATTACGAGTAATAGAAAAATGTAAAAATATATCTGTTAAAGAATTAAGAGCTAAAGAAAAAATGTATATAGATTTATTAAAACCAACATTGAACTGTAATATACCGACTCGTACATTAAAACAATGGCGACATGACAATAAAGAAAAGTTTAATACATATATGCGAGATTATTTTTATAAGAAAAATTTATATAAAAAAGAATTAAAATTTTATAATATATTTTAAAGAAATAATTATTAAAAAAATTTATTAAAAGAAAATGA